GGTTTGGGCGTTGGTAATAACCCCTCGATGTTCTGGACTCCAATTGCCTCATAAATCCTGCGATACGCCTCGTACAGATTATGCATCTGTGGATTGCTCTGGGCCAAGGTTAACTGCGTTTGGGCCAGTGCAAGGCGCTGCGACATAGAGAAGATGTTAGGATCGGAGACTGGTACGATATCGACACGCTCATCGAAATCGGTTTGTTTTATGACGCTTTCCGCGCCCCATACATTGTATGGATAAATAGGAGGTAATGATTCAGCGAACACCCTAGCTAGCATCCTGAACTCAATTTTCTGTGCATAGTGTAGCCGCTTGTGTATGGCTGACATTACCTTTGACCCTCGCTCGAGAAGAGCGACAGTCGTTCCTACCGCGGCTTGCTGGTTGCCATCACCAACCTGCAAGTCCGCTATCGCCGCGAAGCGTTGTCCCGCTTCGACGACAAATCCGAGAAGAGCCATAAGCGTCTGGCTTGGTTCCTTATACGGGAGAGGAAGAATGCTTTCTTTAAGAGCCCCGCCAGGTACATCGATATCCCTAAACTCGCCAGGAGAAAGAGGCTCATCAGCATCACGAATGCGGATACCACGAGCCTTAAAGCCAGCGGGAAGATTCGCCAGTGTGCCTGCATCTATCAATTGCCTGAGAATGGAGGTCGCGGAACGACCCAGCCCACCAATCATGTGCAGCAGACCAAGGCCATAGAACCCTAGTCCCGGCAGGAACTTGTAATGGGTGAAGTACTGAATCTTACGGTAAAACTCGTCGCCGTCTTTCCAGTTACGGCGGATAGCCAGAATCTTGGAAGTACCTTCGTCAATGGTTATGATATAAGGAAGCTTGATTCCTGTCGGCTCCCCGTCGAGAGGACTGCGATGCTCGAACCCTTCCAGATCCAGATCGGTATGGATCTCCAGTAAAGTGGAATCCTCCTCATCCGACGTTTTCATAATGCCGGCTAATTCACGTTCCTTCTCACGCAACTCGTCCTGCTTGGAAAATGGCTCCAGGTCCATCTCACGATAAAACCCGCCAGCCTGAAACTTGCGGATGTCGTTATCGTTCATCCTGATAACGTGAATGACACGGGACGCAGAGGACAAATCGGTAGCGTTATATGGAACCAGTAAATCGTCCGCCGGTACAAACCTGGCTACGGCACGGTCCAGAATGTCGTCGAAGTAAACCTTTTTGAAGGCGCTGCCGGCTAACGGCAGATAGAACAAAAGACGATCCATCTCAGGATCGTATTCCTCCATTACATGGACGATCTCATAGTTCATAAACTCCTTGACACGTTCCGCCTGTGTCTCAACCTCGGGGGTAGACGAGCCTATGATGTGTGTCCGTACAGGACCGCCACTCGGAAGAAGTTCCTTGTAAGCCTGCGCCTGGAACTGGGTTACCGCTTCTGCTATCAGGGGATGGGTTACGCCACTGGAGCCGCGGAACGGTTCCTCGCGTTCCTCATACTTTATGCCCAGTAAATCCAGTCCGTTGGTATAGGAGTTTTCCCACTCCTGGCGACTTGACCGATCATCCTCGTAATACCCGAGCAACGTATCGGCAATCTTCATGAGAAGCCGTTCGTCGAGAATCTCTGCAAGATTGGCGTCAGGCTCTGCCTGAAGTTGATCCTGGAGCATGTCTTCAAAATTGACGACTACGGAACCATCTTCCTGTTCCAACATCTCTGTCGGGTCTTCGACTTCCTCGACCTCAATCTCAACCTCTTCATTAGGACCACCCAGCGGCATCCCCTGTGCAGGGATCGCCCCATCGACCATCGCTGAACGACCATTCGCCATTACTTGGACACTCCTTTAAATTTCTCGTAGGTGCGGAGTCCACCTAATCCTAGCATACCTAATAGCACAGGCATCATGGTACTTAAATCAAGATGTGGCAATTGTACAAGATCCCCCGTCTGCGCCATTACGAACATGGCCATGGGCTGCGCTACGTATGTATAGAAAAGAGCCAGTCCACAGGTCCACCCCACAAAGGGGCGCCAACCAGCTACAAAGAGGTTGCGGTGCGCGGCTTCCTGCTTGTTGACCTCAAGCTGCGCCAGGTCGATCTTGGCCAGATGCTCGGCCAGTTTCGCCTCGATTTCCCTTGCCGCTCGTTCCTTCTCTTCCTTGTTAGGGAAAAACCGATCCAGTACATCCCCTACTACAGGGAGAAGACTCGGTAGAAGTGCGGCTATGGGCATTACTTGCCCCTCCCGTTAATCATGTCACGCAACTTGTTTGTGTACGTCCATAACGCACTAACCTGTTTCTCGTGCATGTCCACTTGTGCTCTTAACCTTGTTGTCTCCACAAACGTATTACGGGATATGATGTCGTCTACGTCTTTCCTTAATTCTTTTACACTGGAAGACAACTTCACCGCAACTACCACCAGGGCCAAAAGCCCCACGACTTGCTGCCAATATTCCGTAACAAACGATATCTCAGAAGGCATCTAGTCATACTCGGGATGGTGTTTACGCCAAAGGTCCTCTCGCACACACAAGATGACTATAAGAGCCTTCCATATCCACTTGTAGTTTTAGTTTATCCAATGCTGCAGTACATGCATTATCCATTTTAGAAGCCTCCTGCAACAAGGAAGCCTCAATCTCGAAAGGTGCAGAAATATAGCGTGTCCAATCGTCGGCAGAATCACAAAACGCTACCGAGACTGGACACACCGATATGATGGCAAGAAAAAGAACGGTCTCCATCAGGAGCGTCCTTTCTCCCTTAGAATCAAACCAACGGCAGCAACCGCGATACCCGCCATAATGGCTATCGGTTGGGTGACTACCACTCCGATACCTACAAGAACCGCGCCGACAGCGGCCCAGGTCGAAGGCTCAGAAATGCGATGTTGGATCCATGAAACCATGTATCTCTCCTAGTAATATGTACGTGGGGTGGGATGGTAGATAGGTTCCTCATCTTCCTCGTCAGTGTCAAGGCGAACGAACCCTCCCTTACGGTATCTAATAAGTGCCATTGACATCGAATCGCAGTAATCGTCGTAGTCGCCATTAGGAAAAGCCGCACACTCGTCGATTACCTCCTCCGAGAACTTCTTCTCCGGCGCCCATACCTTGCCTGACTCGAATATCGGCGCGACCATGTGCATCCTCGTGTGTTTGTCCTTCCCCTTGCTTGGGGTGTAATTGACCACGGGTATCCCCATGGTGCGCAACTCGTCCGTGAGCGGGGTGCCCGTGGCCTTCGCCTCGATGAGTACCATGTCGGGTTCCCAGTACTTGTATTCCTTTAACGCTTTTGCCTTGAGCTCGGGGAAGTCCCACCGTCCGCGCTGCGCGTCCATAAGTATGAGATGGTCCGGCGCTCCCTCCTCGGGTTTGAAAACTCCCCAGGTAGTAATGGCAGAGTAGTCCGCTGTCTCCTTTTTCGAGAACGCCGTGTCGTAGCTCTGCATGATGTAGCTTACGACAGGGGTGGTGTCCTTCTCCCACTTGTTCCACCACTCCTTTTTTATGATCGCTCCTTCCTCGGCTGTCGGGTTCTGCTGCCACTGTGCATTCCACTTGCTGAGTGAAAGCGAAGCCTTGACCCGCAGTAACTCGTCCTTGTTCCAGAACTCAGGCCACAGGATGTTGCCGCTCGGAAGTATGGCGGGGAACTCCACGAGGTCCCACTGGTCGGCCATGATGTCGGAGCTTTGCGCCTTGATGAGTTTGCCGGTGAGATCCTTTAACGACCACCGCGTCATTACTATTACAATAGACCCGCCCGGTTGTAGACGCTGACGGGGTCCTGAGGTGTACCACTCGTAGGCGTGCTCCATCGCCGTTTCCGAAAGGGCGTCCTGTTCCGAATGCGGGTCATCAATAATGAGAAGGTCAGCACCGCGACCCGTAATCGCACCCCCCACACCAGCCGCGTAGTACTCACCGCCCTGGCCCGTTTCCCAGCGCCCAGCAGCCTTGGAATCCGAACTGAGCTCCACATCAGGGAAAACCTCCTTGTACTCCTTGGTGTCCATAAGGTTCCTTACCTTACGGCCAAACCGTACCGCAAGCTCCGCGGTATGCGTCGTCTGTATGATCTTTAACTTCGGGTTCTTGCCAATGAGCCACGCNGGCAGCATGTAGCTGGCAAACTCCGACTTGGTATGTCTGGGCGGCATGTTGATGATGACCCGTGCTCCACGGGACCCGGCCAGTTTCTCGTATTTCTCCGCAACCTTCCTGTGNTGCGCCCCCTCGATGAAGCCCTCCCAGACATGCTTCACGAACTCCATGAAGTCCTTCTCGGCACGACCCCGTATCGAAAGTTTTTGCTGCGCGGCCTCCAGCGCGAATATCTCCCGTAGTACTTCCTCAGGCGCGTTTAGCACGTTTCCACCTCAAGTATTCAGCCGCCTCCTGTACGTTGGCAAAGCATACCAGAAAAGCTGTCTCCGATTCCGCCTCGCTGTCGAACACCGCCGTTATCGCCTCCCCCTGGCGCTGCCCACCATGGCCCAGCCTCTCGGCATACGGGTCATCTGTCTTGTACCCTTTCGCCCTCGCTACCCAGTACACTACATTGGTCCACTCGTCCTCATACTGCGCCAACGCCCACTGGTGCCTGTGTCCTGAAATGTAGAGTACCGCCTCCTGGGTAAACTTGGCGCGCTTCTGCTGTGCATGGAGCGGGTTCCACATGCTATGCCCCGGCATGTCATGAGCCGCCCATATCTTCGCACTCCGGCCCTTGGGGAAACGTACCTCAATCCGCGCCTGCCAGTCCTGGGACAATGTACCGGGAACCTTTAACCACTCTATAGGATCCACATCGTTCGGTAGCCACAGATCATGGTTCCCCTTCACCAGTAAACACCAGTCCGTCGCCTTCAATAACCACTGTACCAGTTGCCACGATTGTCGGCCAGAGGTCTCCTGAGTCGCCCACAATCTGGAAAGCCGTCCTACCCAGTTGTTGCTCGCGTCCCCCAGGCTCGCCGCATACATCCCGTCCGTATTGTTGATCGTTGACAAATCCTCCCTCAACTTTGGCCAGTCACAGGAGTTGTCGTCCACGTGCGGATCGCCCAAAAATGAAATCGCCAAGGGACCCGGTTTGTGAAACGTCAGCGGTATCCACTTGCGTTGGGACGCGGCACGCTTGCGCTGCTCGAACCTCCGCGTTACATGGTCCACTAAATCCTGCTCGGACATGTCGGGAGACTCAAGAACAGGAACCGTAAAGTCACGGTTCCATGGCAGCACATAACCTTCCTCTTCCGCCTGGACAAGACGACGGCGTAACGTACTCTCCGAAATACCGAGCTTTGTTCTCGTTAGCTTGATAACGGAAGGCTGGTTCGGATTATCCCGTTGTGTAGGAGAAGGAGCTCCCTCAGAATACAACTCCTCCAACATGGAAACAGTTTGTTGTATTTTTTCATCCATGCAAAGTAACTCTTTTGGTTACAATTATTTAACCACTATTTGTTAATGTAGCAACGACATATGCCATACGTCCAAGGGACCCATTTTGACAACCACCATCATTTATGATATGATGATTTTAGCTGTTTGACATTGTGAAACCGGGTCCCCTCCTTTCA